AACACCAACGCAGACACGGTCAGAGGAACCCAGCACGCAGACTCCCTCAACGGTGCCCGTGACACCAGTTGAGACATCGTTGGCCCAGGCTGCACGCCCGGTCTGATCCAGATCAGATAGGTCAAGACGGATCACCCCACTCTTACCGTCAATCGCGTTCGTCACACCAGCAAACACAAACCTGTCGAAGCCCGTGAAGAACTCCACAGGGCTAGACGACTGGTACGTCAACGGCCCATACGTCACCTGGCCCTGGTCAGACACCTGACCGATACGCACACCCCGGTTCGTGCCAATCACCAGATAGGCACCCAGGTAGGTGAACATGCCCGTCACAAACTCACCCACAGGCAACTCAGCCACAGTCACAGCAGCCGACAACGTCGGCAACGTGCCATCAGCCTCATCGACCGTGAACTTGTAGATCGTGGAAGAGTTCCCCGAATAGCCAGCAACCAGAATCGCACCAGGCGAATCCACAGCAGCAGTCCACGTCCAACCAGACTGAGGGTGCGTGTACAGAGCAGTAGGCAGGGCACCACCCGTGAACCCACCCAGCTCATACAGCGCAGCCCCATAGGCTGCGATCAGACGCTGCTTAACCCACCAGCCCTTACCTACTCCTGAGGCCCCGGTCCACCGCGATGAAGCAGTAGTTCCCGAGCCAGCAGAAAAGTCGATACCAGAAGAATGGAATCCCCACACACCATCACCAGTCGAAACCAGCCACGAGGGTAGGTTGGTCCAACCTGTAATCTCCGTAGACGAAGACCCGTTGCTGCGAAACACCTTCGCATTCGTCGTGGAGTAGACATAGTTCGTTCCCCCAGACACCACACTCACGGCACGACAACCACCCGTAGAGGTTTCCCCCGCACTCATACTGCGGAGGAGCTTGAACTCACCAGGCGTCCAACAATCAATCCCGATGCTGCTGCTGAAACGGCGCATCGTGCGCTCGTTATCAGCAGGCTCCAAATAGGTGATCCCAGAACCACCCGAGAAGTCACGCTGCGAACGCAGCCACCAACCCGTCAGAGACTGCTCACCAGGATCACGCTGATTATCGAACTGCTCCTTGTTGCTCGCCGTGAAAGCGCGAGTCAGGGGGAACTCATCAGAGGCCACACCCAGGAACGGCTGACCAGCGATAGCCCACTCATAGGCGAACGCACCCAGGCTGAACGAGTTCAGGCTGGACGAGTAGGCGACCCCGATGTCCAGTAGAACGGAATCGGTAATGTCTGTAGTGACAGTCACAGATCAGTCCTCGTCATATTCGACATAGCCCAAGAAGTCCCAGATGTCGTCGTCCATGACTCCTCCTTCGGGTGGCAAACAAAAACCCCACAAGCCCTAGGGGGCTGCGGGGAGCTGGATCGTTAAGCCGGAATAGGCTGCCCGTTATTTCGGCTTACGCCGAAACCTTAAACATGGGAATTCCTTAGTAAAGGTTGCGCGAGATCGTTAACGTGACGGTTACGGACTACGCCCCGACCAGGGCGGCGGCCTCATCCTCGGTCAGCCCGAGGGCTGCCAACTTGGCGATGGCGCTGGCCTTAGCGGCTGCCTTGGCTTCCTCCGCAGCGACCCGCTCAGCCTCCGCAGTAGCGGCGGCAGCGGCGTCGGCCTCCCGCTGCGCGATCTCCTCCGCAGTCAGGGGCCGCTCAGTTACGTCGCCGGTCTCGCAGTTGACCTCGATAGCGATGGGTGTGGACATGAATACTCCTAAAGTCAGGCGCGGGAAATCGCGTAGAGGTAGAAAGACGAATCTGCGGCGAAGTTAGCGACCTGAGAAATGACCTCTACCGAGGTAATGGCACTAGTCAAAGACCACAGGCCAGCAAAGGCGAGGATGAAGGCGTTGCCCGCCGCGCCCCCGTTGTGCTCCGTGACTGACGTAGAGGACACACTCTTAGCGGTGCTGCCCGCATAGTTGGGGATGTAGATTTCCCCAGAAGCGAACGTGCTAGCCGTTGCCGTTGCTGCCGTTGAGTAGCCAACGATCAGTTGGGCCTGCGCCGACCCGTTGAAACTACTGACGGCTGCGCTGTTGCCCTCTAGGTAGCGGAATGAGTAATTGGTCGCGCTGGACCCGTTGAACCTGATGTTGATGTTGTCGGCTGGCTGTCCAGACCGTATCGACCGGGCTGAGTATGTGATGAGTAGGTCGGTGTAGGTGCTGGGAATGGATGAGAAGGTCACCGAAGCGGCAGCGGACCCGAGAGTCTGCTTCCCAATCAGCTTCATGGTGGTCGGCATCAGCGGCCCCCGGTCGTATATTCACAGGTAAATGACATCAGGCGGCCTTCAATCCAAAGAGCGAAACCGTGCTCCCGCTCTTGAGGTTTCCGGCGCCGGGTCGCAGGGTGAGCGACGTTATTGCCGACGTTGACTGAAACAGCGTCACGCTACGACGAAGAAGGCTCTGCGCCCCATCATCGGATTGCCACAGGACCGTCTTGAATACGTTGGTGTTGGCATAGGACATAACGTGCAAGACAGTTGTCCCGAACACATTTGATGTCGCAGTATTGCCCGGTGCCACGCCGCCGTTGCTCTGCGTCTCCGTACTAGCAGAATCGCGGCCACTAGACGCCGCGCTGCCGCTGCCCTGCAATCGCGTGACCGAATAGAATCCGGTCGATGTTGTGCCGTTCAGTCGCAAGCCAAGGCCGCTAACGGTTGCGGCCTCGCTTGTGCGGGTTTGCGCTACGACTACTAGGTCAGTGAAGGTGCCGGGGATGCTGGAAAAAGTGACCTCTGATACGTCGCTGCCCAACGTCTGCGAGGCGATGGGCTCATACGTTGCAGGCATGGCACCTCCCCGTGTCGTTTACTATCGAATTAGTGGCGGCGGTCATGCGCGGAAACCGTAGAGCGCCGCCGTGGTGTGCTGATTGAACGAAGAAGACCCAATCTGGTCCGACAGGTGGATCTTGGTTATGGCGTTGGTGTTGCGCCATGACCCCGAGTTGATGCCGACATAGCCAGCGCCGTTGGAATCGGAGCCATGAAGCACGCGAATAACCTTGTGCTTGCTCGTGTTCGCATAGTCGAGGATGTCAATGACTCCACAGAACTCCTTGCCGCTTGAGGTGGGCTGGAAGATGGCGTCAATGCCACCGTCGGAAAGTCTGGACCCAGCCGCAGCCGCCGCACCCGTTCCATACAGAAAGTGGCACGAGTAGTTAGCGGCTGAATCATCATTGAAGCGCGTCCAGACGGCTTGATTGGCGCCATTCATCAAAGCGACGATCCGCACCTGCAAATGCTGGAAGCCACCGGGAATGTCGCTGAATGAGATTGACGACGCACCGCCCGATCCCACGCTGACCGTGGCGATGCTCTCCATAGCGCCGCCCGGCAGGATCAGCGATCCCAACCCGGCAAGCGACCCGAAACGCCCCACGATAGGCATTAGCGGTACTGCGCCCAACTACCCAGCACCCGATACGTCGGGGTCGCTGCGGTCTTGATGATCGTCAACGTGAACGCGTCCAAGCCTGCCGTCTGGTTAGCCTGCGACGCCGTAGGAGGCGCGGACCCATTCAGCCAATTAGGTGTGACCGCTGACCCGTCAATCTGAATCGTCGTCGGGTAGTAAGCCGTCGTCCCGTTATTGATAATCCAGCCGACCGTGATCGCGTCACCCGTCGCCAGAAGGCTGCTGAGGGTGTTCGATCCGTCGCCTCGGAAGTTGATCGTGTGGTTCGCGGTCGCGTTAGTGGAGTAGTACCAGACGGCTGCCGTGAGGACGTTGATGGCGATGGTGCCCGTAGCCGCTGAGGCCACGACGTTGAAGCGTTCCTCTGGCGCGAGGCTGATCAGGCTGGTGGCGACGTTGGTCCACGATGCGTTAGTGCCGTCCGTGGTTAGGAGGCGGTTAGCGTTGCTCGTCTGACTCGGCAGGCTGACAGGGGCCGCGGCCCACTTGAGGCCCGTCGCCGTCGAGGAGTCAGCCGTCAGGACCTGATCATTGGAGCCGACCGCGAGGGCGGCAGGAGTGCTGGCAGCCGTCGCCGTGAGTATCGACGCCTTGGCAGTAAGTAGAGAGTTAGCGACACCGCCCCCATTAGCGAAGGCATTAGCCTCATCGAAGTCCCGAGCTGACACCCCATGCCGGAACACAGCCCCAGCATTATGAGACACAGCAGACGTACCATCAGACCCACGAGTCACCGTCAACGTGGTGCCAGAGGCAGCAGTAACAGTCACAACCTCCTCAGAGGCCGTGTCAGGGTCAATGATCGCCGTATAGGGGAACTGAGCCGGGTAGCCCGACAGGGCAGTCACCGTAATCGACGTAGTCGAATTGTTAGCGGAAGCAGACAGGGTCGTCGCTACCGCTGTAGACGAATAATATCTACGGGGCATCTATCCTACTTCCGGTAGTGAATCGGAGTGTTGAGGTCATCACGGAAACGAGCTACCTCTTCAGCCAGGCGCTGCTGGAACAGCGCATACAAAGTCCTCGCCACATTCGACGCAGACCCAATCTGGCGACGCTCATCAAAAAAGCCTGCCTGTACCGAACTGGGATCCAGCAGAGCCACATCCACAGACGACACAAGTCGGGCAGCCGTCCCCAGAGCAACAACATCCCGGCACGAGGCAGGCAAACCTGCCGTCCCTGTCAGGGTGTCCGCACCAGCGGACAGAGAGGTCGGATCCTTCAGATACCGGACCTGCACGGTTCGACCGGGAACAATGCTGTCCCACACAGTCACCGTCTTGCCCGTCGTGTACTGAGTCGCATTCGCCTGATGATCCAACTGCCAACGTCGCACCGTCTCCCAACGGCCCGAAGGGCCAACCGTCTTCCACGTCAACTGATTGACAGCCTTCACATTCGCAGGCACCTGATAGGTGTTCGTCGCAGGCAGGAACGTGAACGTATGCACATCCTTCGCCTTCAACTCCACACCTATAGAAGCAATCGTGTCGTTGATGGCACGCTTCACATAGTGGCGAGGGAACAGGGGATTGAACGTGACCCTGGCGTTATCAGCATGGGTGGCAGCAGTAGTGCCATCCACAGCCCGACCCCACGGCTGCAAGGCCACAGCGTTAGTCGTCACCGCGTCGATGTACACCAGTTCATCATCAATCTCAGCCCGACCCATACCCAGGCGTGAACCGTTATCCACGTTGAACGTGGTCGCAGACGAGTTCAGGCTGCCATTCAGGGCAGTCACCGACTCCTGCGAACGCACATAGCCACGGAGCATCGACAGCACATCGTCTGCCAACTCATCAAACGTCGTCACAGATACTCCTCCGTGGTCACAAACTCCTCCGTCACCGTGTAACCCAAGGCCTCAAGCTCAGATTTCAACGAGGTAGACACCACATGGTCACGACCACCAGCCAGATACACCTGTGCTGCGCGAGTGCGCTCAAGGTCAGGGTGAGCCACCTCTGACCACACCCCATCTTCCTTCAACAGGCTGATGCCCTCGTACTCCTTGAACAGCCTCCATTGGTAGGTGTTCTTCGGGGTACGGAAAACCCAGCCCTTCTTCGTAGCCACAGCATCACCGAAATCATTTGTCGGATCGAACGGGCCAGGGATGATGAACACGGTGGCGAGTGTGTCCGCATCCCCGAACGCCTCCGTAGAAGCAATGCCCTCAGGTGACATCACCATCGTCAAAGATGGTGTACCTAGTCCACCTCCGGTCGCAGAGAACCCTGACGGGTTCATCGACGTGAAGGCAGTCGGTTCCCCCAGGGCTTCCGCTGAAGGCAGGCCATCCACCCGCACCTGGGTGACCAAGTGAGGCTGACCCAGGTCACCAGCGCCAGCGATCCCTGTCGGGTTCACGGACAGCACAGCAGAGGGGGTGCCTGCGGCACCCGTGGCTGCATCAATCCCGGTGACAGCAATGCTGGCAGTCGTGGAGGCTGTGCCTACAGCACCCGCAGGAGCCACACCCTCAGCGGTTACAGATGCATTGGCCTGTGCTGTGCCGAAAGCCTCACCCGAGGCGATACCGCTCGGGTAGACAATCCTGAAAAGTTCAGGACCCAGTTTGAATACTGGGCGTTCCGTTACATCAAGAACGGTCATTCAGGTCAGAGGCTGAAGATCTTGTTAGCGCCCGAATCCCACACCACGGTGATGTCGCCACCAGCAGGCTTAATCGGGATACCCGTGCCCGTGTCAATCCACGCAATCACACGCTGGCTAGAGGCAGCCACATCAGCGCCACCACCCACAGCGGAAGACTGGTAGATCAGCAGGCTGTGATCGTTCGTGTCCGTAGCAGGAGTGGTGTAGGTGATATCGGCGGCATCAAACACGCCATTCGTCACACTCTTGCTAGACAGCGCAGAAGACGTGGCATGGAGAGTGCCACCAGCACCCGTCACATCATCCACGAAATCGTGAGCAGCGTTATAGGTGTAACCCCGAACCAGGGCAACCTTGA